CTCTTATCGACCCGCTCGGACCCTTACCATATATGCTCTCAGACCCTTCAGGGCCGCATCCTTGTGACTGCTTATGCTCAGGACCTATTTTGGAGACACCATCGCCACACCATATATGCTCACAAATATTTTCAATTATTTATATTTCAATTTGGCAGCATATATGGTCACACAATTACGCTGTGCATAATTGGCTTATGCAGTCACAGTCACGTCGCAGCATAATGAGCAAATATGCATTCTAATTGCGTTCTATGATACCTATTATCGTAACAAATTTTTCGATAATAAATTTACACATTATGGTGTCACAAAAACTGATGTAAAAACAATTATCGCAACACATAGTGTGTCATAATGACGGCTAGCCGTCGGGGTCCTCGATTGGATGTTGTATTTAGGGAACGCAAAATCTTAGATTTTGCTAAATTGGGTCCCATCCCAATTGTTCCCTAAATACAACTGTTATGATATATGGTGCATAAATAAATTCTATTTCTTATTCTTAGATTTTTTGTCATTCGGTGGAATGCACTTACCACTATCTGTATAATCTTGTGTCCAACCTTTCCCACTGTTACAAATTGCATATTGTATGGCTCCAATAGTTAAATCACAGCTCTTATAAGGTGTTTTTATATCTTCAATAAAATACTTCATACGCAAATTATTTTCTTTATTTTTCTCTTGATAAAACCAATACATCTTGTTAAATGTTTTGGAATTCCAAAATGGGAGATACTGTGAATAACTTGAATATGGAATGTTATATCTATATGCACATTGCCCATTGAGTAGACCTTCAACATAACCATAAAAACCCTTTTTATCAAATACTTCTGTCGGTGTGGAATCACCTGCATACTGCTGATCATCATCCACAATCGTATTTTCCATCCACCATTTCTTTGTTGATATGTGATATAAAATATTTAAACCTTTATGATCAGTTTGAAGATTTGTCACTGCGTGACTTGGCGTTAAACTTCTGTTGTGATTAATATATTCATTGCATTGAACTATTTGATTTGATAGTCCTTGTATATTCTCGTGTTCCCAAAATATTAATATGTTTTTACCTTGAAAAATCGGATTTGTATATATTGATATTGCCGTTGTAGCATCATAAGGTTGTGTAACATTTGAACCAGAAAATATATACACAGGAATATTCAATAGCCACGCACTCATAAAAGCAGTTTGCTGTGGCCGCATCGATATATCTCCAAATGATTCAGTAAGATCCATTTCTGGATTACATGTAACAATCGCAAATATTGGGTAGCCATTATTCGCTAATTGATTTATTAAATCTGGTAGCTCAACTGAACGTTGTATTCCATTACTGTTTATCGTGTAATATGTAGCTTTGCTACTATCCGAATTCTTCTCCGCGTGTCTTGATATAAAAATATTTGCTGGCCCTCGATAACCTACATCCTCTTTCAAACACGGCGTACATAGGTCATTTATATTATTTTGGATATACTTTGGTGTAGACGTATTTTGATAAGAACTATAAATGCTGCAGAGAAGCCACGTAGTTAAACTTCTCGGCGGAAAAATATAAACTAAAAATATAATAATTATCAATATAACTATAATAAAATAGCGTGGCGATAAATTCGTCATATATATATATTATTTATTTTCTTATTTTTTTTGACTTTTTCTCATTTAAAACGCCAATTATTTTATTAAAAATTCTGCATTTTAAATATCCAAAGGTGTAAAAATATTTCTCTTAATATTTACTTCACAACTTAGAAGACAGTTCGACAATCATTCCGCACGGTGACTCATCTTTAATAATCATTTGTTTCATTATGATTCCCTTTATATCAAATGCACTATTTGCATTCTTACTTTTCATCGTTAAATTGGTAAAAGGTACTTTCGCTTTTATATACTGCCTGAACTTGTCTACCGTTATCTCCATTTCCTTTATCAAGGTCTTGTTCGACTGTTTAAACCTTGTCCATAAATCAGTAGATAAAACCGTCACATTCTCATCGGTTGTCTCAATATTGCTATCCCACCATTCATCAAAGAGAGAAAAGTTCGATGCTACTATGTTCGACGTCTCTGTTTCTATAATTTCTCTCAATTGTTCATCCATCAATTGAATTATATTTTTGGCAGCATTCATATTCGTATTTAATTCGCGAACCGACTTACGTATCTCTTTTATTTTATCTATCAACTTGAACTGTTTATTCTTCAACTCTGTCAACTCAGATACATCCATATTTGCATTCTCTATCAATTTATACAATTCTTTACTTGTAAACCATACAATCCTTAAAATCTTCCGCGGGTCGTCATAACTACTCAAGTTGTTGATATACACTATACACTGCGTCGTATTTATCCATTCATACATTATTGGACTTTTATCCCATTTGTCAATTGATGTGTTGAGAGAAACCAACCAAGCAAAATGAATGTGCTCATTCTTTATTAAATCATTTTTTATCTTCTCTCGCTGATCTATCGGCACCTTCTTTTTATAATTTTTCGCATCAACCAATATGTCAAACTCTTCAAAATGCATATGAAAATCTCCCATACCCGCCTGGGTGTGTTTATCAACAATATCAAAACCCTTGAAATCTATAAATGTTTCGGCATAATCCTTGAAACTCGCCTCTCCTTCTGAACCTTTCGCTGAATTACTTTTGCTATTACTTGTTAATTGCATTATGCTCTCTTGCAGCTTCATTGTTGCTTCTCTATTCATCTGATTTTGTTTATCTTTCTCTTGCAACAACAATTCACATCTTTCTCTCTCTTTTGATACACACCTTTGTAATTTTTCATCATTTCCTAACTCATAAATTGATATTTGATGTCTCATTGCATCTATTTGTTTTTTCAATTGGTCTACTTGCCCCTCATATATATTTGCTATTTTCACCTCCATTTTTTTCATCATCTCTCTCTCCAACAATAAATCCAACTCCAACTTTTTCACTTCTTCCATTGTTTCCGATTTTATTTTATTGTATATCTCAACCTGTGATAAAGCAGCCACTGTTTTTCTCCCCTCAAATATACAACTGCTCCCAATTTTCAACATCAAAATGTTCTCTTCAGGAGAAAACCCTGTTATAATTTCCGGAATTATCTCACCTTCCGGCACTGTTACCAAAACCGTATTTACCATTTGTATAATAATTTGTTTTTATATTTATGTTCTTTACAAAAATATAAATCTCACGACACACGCAAATTTCACCTTCTTCTATGTCTCTTCGTCTTTCTATGTTTCCGAGACTTTTTCAAAGACTTACGTCCAGATTTCTTGCCCTTACGCGACTTCTTGGGCTTTCTCCCGTGTCCAGTTCCATCACTACCATAGTCGGACCCATAAGTTGTGGCAGACGACTCCGTACGTATGATATTGATTACCTCAGTAATAAACGACTTCAACTCGGTAATATTCGCAAAACGATATTCGTTATCCTCTGGTTCCTTTATTTCATTTATTTCACCTCGATAGTTATTGTTTAAACTGTTGAACACTAAGACAAATCCATTTCCACTTTTTGTAATAGTAAATCTCCCTAAAAGACCTGTATGCCCGTATCTTATTTCTGCACGCAATTCCTCATCATTGTCATTTGCGAATTCCGATAAAATATGGTCACTCTCATAAAGTGTCAACCGCGTGTACCCGCTCATTTAATATATAAAAATAAAATAAAAATTGTTTTCGTTGGTTTTATCTTACCACAATTAACCAACAATATATAATATGATGTCTCTTGAAGAACACACCACACCACACACATATTGTGTTAAACGAATCCAGCGTCTTTTGCGTATTCACTTTATCCAGACCGACATTTACATTTATATACTAAAAATGTACGATGATTGATTATACGGTTATTCGCTGCGACGATCCTTGATATCATAGATGTAATATAAAATAAATGGTATAAAAATATTTCTGAATATAATTTATGTGTATTTTTCATATTACTTGGGGAAAAAAAGAGACGACAGAAAAAGAGGATAAAAATGAGGAATCCGACATTTATAGAGAATTGAACCACGTTTATTTTCATTCTGAAGTAAACCAAAAGTCAATCAATACGTTACTTTGCAAATTGAGAGAAGCCGAAGATTATTGCAACACAACAAAACATAAATTGGATATTCCTGTTATTCCGATTTTTCTTCATATAAACTCCACTGGCGGAGACGTTACCCCTTCTTTTATTGCCGTCGACTTTATCCGCTCTTGTAAAACACCAATCCATTCTATTGTCGAGGGTGAATGTGCTTCGGCTGCTTCTTATATGAGCATAGTATGCGAAAAACGATATATAACTCCGTCGTCTTATATGATGATACATCAAATATCGTGCTGCACAGAATTTGATAAATTAGGTGTTATTAGCGACACTTATCATTATTTTACTAGTATCGACAGAAAAATAAAAAATATATATTTAAAGCATACTCGACTAACTCCTGAAAAATTAGAACATTTGTGGAAACTCGACAAATGGTTAAATGCCAAAAAATGTATCAAATATGGGTTTGTCGACGAGAAAAAGAAGTAACTATTCATTTTACAAAAATAAAATAAAAATTGATATGCTTTATTTTATTTGAAGACGATTATACAACAAGTGCCAAGAAAATGCGAACCACGATTCTCTCGATATTACTCATTATGATCCTATTTATTCAAACGAATGCAAGATGCAGCTCTTCTTGTCGTCGACGCCGCAGAGCATTCGCTGCCGCTGAAAAGATCCGAAAAGAAGCCGCAAGAATCGCTGATGTTACTTGCTACCACGACAATGATTTCGAATTAGTAGCCGTTGCACCCTATTCTAAATATCACTTTATGCCTCGTTGTAAAATGTCTCTACCCAGAATAGACAATTCGAGAGAAATATTCTTCCGCTTCATGATATCATTACTAGGTTGGATATTTTTACTCACCATCATTCTCAATATTTAATGCCTTCTGTTATGCCGCTTCGTTTTTCGAAGCTTTTTCAATTTCTTGGACTGCCGTGATATCCGATGTCTTCTCGATTTATTCGACGCCAACATCATTTCAGGAAAACTCACCTCGCCGTCGAAAATGACCTTACCATTTGCTCTTCCCCTTGCGGTGCCTTTCGCATCACCTTTGCCTTCACGCTTCCACTCACCTTCAAATACTGTCCCATCTGCAAAGGTCATTTTACCTGAGGTCTCCACACCTTCTTCAAAATCACCATTATATCTGGCCCCATCCAAATAACTCATAATACCGGAAGTTTTACCTGGTTTTCCTTTTATTAAATGCCCAGGTTTCCCATTTACCAAATTCCCATTATACAGACCAACATCTGGATCAAACATTTGAAAGGACCCTGTTAATTTTTTTTTATCAGCATATCTGTTCGCTTCATATACTACACCTTTGTCCTTCCAAACAGAATCAGCTATGAAGGAATCCTTTCTATCAACAAATTTGGTCGAATATTCCACCCACCAAATGTTAAAGGTTTTTTCCTTGCCAGGACAAGCAAAATAATCTGGTTCTCGTATCACTTCGCGTCCCTTATCTCCCCATTCTTCTCCCCACGAGTTGAGAATGGTTATTGTATTGTTTTCTCTACCCTTCCCATCAGTGCAATCAACTATAGTAGCCACGTGTGAAGAGCCGGTCGCACAAGTGGGGTTATAATCCAAACATAAATATAAGCCCCTGCTTATTAGTTTAGGTAACCACTCTGGTAACTTTTTACTGAAGAAATTGTTTACCTCTTTGGTGCCGAAATAGTTATATGAAAATGTATCAAACTTCAAATGCTTCTCGTCTGCCACGCTCTTGAATTGGGACAATATTTCCTCCGCCTTGACCCGCAAAATCGGTGGACCTTGATAGTATTCATCCAATTTCAAATTTTTTACCCCCGTTACAATTACTTGATCCACTGTTAAAAAACGCCTCTCCAACTCTGCTTGGGTCAAACCTTTCATCGTATCAATATTTGCCGCAGCCGCCGCAGGCGGAGACCATTCAACATCCGACAATATACTAAAAAGAATACTTCGCATTGCGTTAAATGACGCGGCACCTGCACATCCGTGTTTTCTCACCATAACAATCCATAAAAAATAATGCAAAGCGAGTGCATTCAATTGTTTCTCCCTTCCTCGCTCGCTTATTTTACACGACTTTAATAGCCCTTCAATGTAAAGATCGCTCGATTGTGTTTTTATCACTTCAAAATTGAATTTGCACTCCTCTCCCGTATCATCAAATAGCTCAGAACCTGCTTCATTCATCAAAACGGTTTTAATCATTTTAGAAAGTATACGAGATGTCGTAAATGCATAACACGTTCCTGTGAATTGTTGTTGAGCACCAATTGACGATGCCCTTGTTAGCACAGGAGGTGCCGAAGGACCGAAGAAACTATTTGCTATTGACCTAAATATGGACATTCAACTTATATTATAATTATATTTTAATATATATAATGAGTACAAAAACGATAGTTAAAAAAAGAAAACAAAATGATACTGCATTTGTAAAACCCGACGAAAAAATACAAACATATGGTCACCCGGATAAAGTACAATTATCATTAGATTTACCAGGTGATGATAACCTTGACCCGAGATTTTTAGCAGCTCTAAACGTTCATTTATACGGTCAGCAACCTAAAATTTTACCACAAGAAGATGAAACGCCAGGTACATCAGTCAGCTCAGTTGAAACATCATTGTCGGAACTGGAAGCTGAAAATGCTGTTTTTGCTAAAAAAAGTCAACAACGTGCAAGTCTCCCGGTGTCTTTTCATTTAAGCGATCAAGAGTTTACTAATCAATTAACAGCATTGAGATCGAGTCTGAATGAAGTAGAAAGAGATATAAGATTCTACACAAGTGTCGAGGATTTGACTTCTTTGAAAAAACAAAAGCTATATACAAGACAAGATGATGAACAGGTTTATGCAGTCGCAGTTTCTAAAGGGGATATACAAACTGATACCCAAGTAGTCGAACCTGAAAACGTAATAATTCGTTTAGCTTCATACGTACGTAAAACATTATTAAATCTTTATAGTTCTAGCAAAAGTAAAGATGCTTCTTCAACATCTGAACTTGAATTACTTAATGCACTATTGAAGGAACTATCTGAAAACTATGTTGCTATTATAGATTCTCAAGAATCGACTAATGAAACACTTTCACAAAAAAAGGAAAAAATTTTATCAATATTAATCAAAGAAAAGGAAGAAATCGAAGCCTCCATACATTATTATGAAAAATTAATACTTAAAAATGAGAAATTTCACGATTTTAAAAGAGGAGGTTCTAAAAAATCAAGGAAATCAAAGAAGACGAAGAAGACGAAGAAGACGAAGAAGACGAAGAAAACGAATAAATCAAAAAATTCAAATAAATCAAAAAGTCGAAAAGGTAAACTATAATTAATTCAACTCCATCATTTTAATTTAATTTTAATTTATAAAAAAAATTGAAATACTTAGTCCGCTTACTACAGTAGGTACACACAAAAGCCATCCGCATTCTAAAATGACCACTCCTATTGAACAAAACATTCAGCAATTATCCGAATTCATTATTCAATTGACCGAACGCATCGATTCTCTCGAAGATGCAGTTCGGTCTCACATATCGGAGAAAAGACAAGCATCCTGCTTTTATGCTCCGATGAAACCACACTATTTTGTGCCACATAATTTCGATGTCGATAAGCATCCAGAAGTAACATTCGCAATGATTCTCAAGATACTGATGTCAACCTGCGATGGCGAAGAGCTTCAAATCTGCAAGTTCCCTTCATTGGGTAAAATAACTGTTACCGAGAGCAATCACGATTTGAAATTTTGCATCCGAATTTATAGACTATGTGATCGCCAGAGCCGTCTATCTTGGAAAGAAGCCGCCGGCGGGGATAGCTATATGGCAAGTGAATACGACGAATCTTCCTACTTATCGGATGTGGGAGATTCATTTGTAGAAATATATCCGGTTCTGGCATTGGACACCGTTGAAAAAACGGCACGGTTCGCGGGTTGGGTTAACACGATCAAGGTTCATATGGAGGATATTTACGATCACCTTGGCAGGGAAGATTTCACTGAATTCGGACTGACTCCCTGCCATCCGAAATACGCGTCGAGACCGAATTGCCCTTATACTGATGCTGAAAAATAGACATAAATAATGTACATCTATTCCTAAGAAAAAACATAAATAATGTACACCTATTCCTAAGAAAACCCATAAATAATTATAAACTTTTATTTTTAGTGAATCATCATAAATAGTAATAATATTCTATTATTATTATTTTTAATATATATATAATGTCTTATGTCTATCTTCTAATGAGCAGTTCTGGTTCAACGTACGTCGGAGCAACAGTCGACCTTGATCGCCGTCTCAGACAACACAACAAAGAGATAAAAGGCGGTGCACACGCCACTGGTGCAAAAGTATCACGCGGTGAAACGTGGATCCGGGCTTGCCACGTTTCAGGGTTCCCTGACTGGCCTGCAGCCCTCCAATTCGAATGGCGATGGAAACAACTCTCTCGAAAACTATCTCCCACTCTTTTTCCTATCGAGAGAAGAATGTTAGCACTCAAAGAATTACTCGCATTAGAGAGGCCAACAACAAAAGCTATATCTTATAAAGAATGGCCATCGCCGCCGGTTGTTAACATTGAATGCGACGAAGCATCGAAATATTATGAAAAGTAATTCCAATTATTATTTTATTTTTGTTTCAACGCCTTTTTGACTTATTATTACGTCTCTTATGCTTTCTTCTCTTGATTGTCTTTTTCTTTCTACCTAATCCTTGATCTTTTTTATAATAAATAAATTTTCCTTCTGCATCCCAGTAACCTCTTTCGTGTACAACCCTTTTATCTTCTTTTTTATCTTCCTTTTTTTTATCAGATTCATCGTCAAACGGATTCTCAATTGCCATTAAAAAATCCCAATCAATTGATTGTTTTTTACTAGAATTATCATTTGACTTTGAACGCCGTCTGCTAATTTCGTGAACCATATTTTCACCAGTATTTATTCTTACTGTTTTCTTTGCTCTTTTCCCCTCCTTTTTTGGCGATTCCATTTATTTATAAAGAGATTATTTCCTCGATTTCCTCGATTTCCTCGATTTCCTCGATTTCCTCGATTTCCTCGATTTCCTCGATTTCCTCGATTTCTTAGATTTCTTCAACCCCATTGCGGTTCTACTAATCGACAAGTTATCAAAAAACTCTTCCATAAAATCCTTCAATTTATCGCTATTGTTAAACGCAATCATTACAGAATCACTACTATAATTCGGCGAACCCACGATACCACCCTCGTGCATACACCGCTGTATTGTCTCGCCGAGGACCTCTTGGGCCTGAGAAGCATCGTTGCTATCTTCATAAGTAAAAAATACCGAAAACTCTTCATTAGTTCGCGAAATTTTTACAGAAGTAAACGCCCCTGGTAGTTTATAATAAATAATCGACTTTCTACTTCGCAGAAATTCTTGCAACCTAGGTAATGTTAAAACCCGAACCGATGCCATTATATATATTTAAAATATTATTTTTTATTTATAAAAAATTTAAAGAACCTTTATCAATGAAAACCTCATTCGCAACTTTTTTAATAATCTTATTTATTCCATTATGATCATCCGGTGTTATACATGTAAATACTTGCTTTACTATTTCTATGTATTGTTGATGTTTCTTTGTCTCGGTATTCTCCCAGGCAGGATTCTCTTCCTTCCAATCATTCATCTTCAAGAAGTTCTTGTGAGCGATCTGCCCAATTACTTGCCTCACTTTCTCCTTCTTTTCATCCTTATTCCATACATTGCCATCCTTGATATAAAGAGTCTCTCGCTTCTTATCCATACAATGCATCGGTCTATCCGTCTCATTCAGTTCTTTCAAACCCTTAATAAATATATTAGAAATACCCTCTACATATCCAAGTTTACCCACATTCTCTAAATCAGCCGATTCTATCTTGAGAGAATCTACAAAATCCTTCATATTCATCGCATTTTTACAATTCTCGTTCAAAAACACATTCAAATTAAAATGATTATTATTGGTGATCGTTGCATTCGTAGGTACACTCGCTATCTCCATTACCTTATTCATTAAATCATTATTCTGTTTTAGCAAGTGCATTATTAATTCATCTTTTGTCATATTTTTATAGCATTCAGCATCTGGGGATTTTCTAGGGGATTTTTGGGATTTTTCACATTTCCGTTTATGATACCATAAACCGTGTGCCGACTTATACAGTTTGGAACAAAACTCGCAGCATAATGGTTTCATTACCAAATGATTACCATTTATTCTAAAAGCGTGTTTTGCTGTCAGCAAGTGTTTATTGTAGTCTTTTTTGTTATTGGTTGTGTATTGACAAATTTCGCAAAAAAACAGGGGATTTTTTTGGGATATTTTGATAACGGACATTCTATAAGTTAGTAATTGAAAAATCCCTAAATTATTTTCCGCCAAAAAATGAAAAAAAAATATCGTAAGCGGCCAAAATTTTTATTTTCCGTTTTCGCAGCATTATGCTCACAGCTCGTTTTCTGCATCACTTTTTGTCCAAAAGTATTTTAGGTTTTCAAAAAAGGACAAAAAAAATGTCCAAAAACGAAAAACGGAAATACTTTTGTGTAAAAAGCGTTGCATTGCATACATTGGCTGGCTTGGCATCGCTTTATAAGCTTTCATTTTCTTCCTTAGCATATATGCTGTCAGAAAATAATATCCGCGATCGAAAAATGGAATTATGGTGTTAGGGGGTGGGGTGGGAGTTCTTTAAGTTAAAAAATAAACATTCTATTTACAACTTAAACAAGACCAAAAGGGTGTTTATGAATTATTTTACATATATAATCTTCGTTATATGAGAAATTAAATTATAATTATTATTACTATATTATGAATATTCCAATAATAATTATATGTTATAACAATTATAAGTATGTTAAAAATACACTGTCGCAAATTTTTAAAATAAATAAAGAATATTATAAAAATACTATCATTTTAAATAATAACAGCACGTGCTTGAATACAATAGAATTTTTGAAAAGTGTTGATGTTAAAGTTGTAAATAATAATGTTAATATTGGACCTTGGATTTCAAAAGATCATAATTCTCATATATACGATTTTTTACCTAATAAATTTATAATAACCGATCCAGATTTAAAGCTAAATGATAAAATTCCACATAATTTTATTGAAATACTATCATATTTATCAGATAAATATGAGACAAGCAAAATAGGGTTTGCATTGGATATTTCTGATTTTTACAAATTTTATAATGATAATAGTTATATTAGTATTGGATATCAATCGTTTTCAATTTACGAATGGGAAAAACAATTTTGGGAAAATAGAATAGATGATGATGAATATGAGCTATACAATGCTGTTTTAGATACTACATTTGTATTAATCAATAAGAAATATATAAATAAATATTACGATATAAGAATTGCAGGAAATTTTACAGCAAAGCACTTGCCGTGGTATATTGAAAATGAAATATATAATACATATGAAAATTATATAGAAAATAATAAATCAACTCATATTTCAACAATATCAAAAATGGTTAACTCTTATATTGAATATAAATATTTAAAAATTTATAAAAATAATTCATTATTTTTAATTGAAAATAATGAGAGTGATCCAAATTTGTCTTTCTGGAAAAATATTTATAGTTACTGGGAAAACGACACTTTTGAAATATTCGATCAATATTTGTCAAAAGATAAGATTTTTATTGATATTGGTGGATGGATTGGAACAACTGCTATGTATGGGGCTAGAAAATCAAAGCACGTATATTCAATAGAGGCTGATAATAATTCAATTAATGATATGGCGAGTAATTTAAAAATAAATTGTGACAAAAATTATACACTAATCAATAGAGCTATTTTTAATATTGATAACATTAAAATAAAGTTTGGTAAAAATATATATTTAAAAAATTCAAAAATCAACGATTCGACGTCACAAATTTACACCGATGATATAATTACGGATGAGTATTATTTAATAGAAACAATAACAATAAAAAATATAATGGAAAAATATCAAATTAATGTTAATGAAATTGCACTCATTAAAGTAGATATTGAAGGCGGTGAAGAGAATATATTAAATGACTTATTTGAGCTACACACACTATACAATATACCGTTATATGTTAGGTTTCATTATAGTTGGTGGAAAGACAAAAACCTGAATCGTTTCTCTTTCTTGACAGATCATAATAAAAATTTAATAATATCCAATCCATTTATTTCACTCCTTTTTTAAATTTATACTGGTATAATTCCGTATTTATTACACCTTTCAACATTTCAAACGCACAAAATAAAATAATAAAATAATTAAATATTATATAAAATGAATAAATCAAAAAAAAATTATAAAAAAATATTTCAAAAAATAATGAATAAATCAAAAAATTTTAGCAAAAAAATAAATAAAACAACAAAAAATAAATCAAGTTTAAAAAAATGTGAAAAATTTTGTAAAGATGATTACACGATAGAAATGAAAAAAGTATTTAAAAAAAGTGCCAAAAAATATAATATTCCATATGAATCACCTACAAAACAACAAAATGAGTTTGCTTATAACACTTGTAAAAAAACCTTTTGTAATGAAAAATGCGAAGGGTATGATTTTTATGGTGATAAAAAAAAACAATTAGATTTTAAAAAACAAATTATAAATGGTTTCCAAAATTCATATACAAAAAATAAAGTTGAAATGTTGAAAAAAAGAGGTGCAATGTCGGGATGTGTTAATATAGGTGATTATGATATTTTTCATAAATAAACATAGGCATTTTAAATGAAAAAAGGTTTAAAACAGTTTTGAGTAAATAACAATATAAACAAATATTGATTGTTGTTATAAATGAGACTTTTAACATTATTGTCCTTTTTATTTAATGTCTCGAACGCCTTTGTTCATTTTGGATTTATGCATTCAGGAGAAAGAATAGTTGCAGGAGTTAATTTGAATCGCAATTATCGTCTTGATAGAGGGAAACAACAGTATATTAAGAATGACACATTGCCTTCGAATTTGACATCAGGGAATGAAAGGACGTATCCTTTATCTCGAAAATATTACGAGGAGTCATTAAAGAGACTCAATTCGAAGAATATCACGGTACGTGATTCAGAGATGCTTGGTTATAATGCGTATGATGGGGATGATGAAGAGCCAAGAATGTATACATTAGATGAATTGTTTAATAAATCGGATTACAGTGATAGACGAAGGAAGCCAGGTATTCGAATCATTATTAACAAGGGGTCTATTAATAATATGGCTGGTCAATTTTCGGATTTATTCAATCCTCAACAGGATGACGATAGCGATGACCCATTTGGTCGTCGTTTCTCTCAAAACCGTGATAAGAAATCCGAGAATTTTGAGGTGATTACAAAGTCACCGCTTACATTCAATGATATTGGTGGATACGATAAAATCAAATTTGAAATGCGTCAGTGTATTGATATTCTCTCGAATTATACCAAGTATGCAAATTATAATGTTCGTGTGCCGAAGGGGCTTATTCTAGAAGGGCCACCTGGAAATGGCAAAACCTTGTTAGCAAAGGGATTGGCAGGAGAAGCCAAAATTGGGTTTATTGCAGTTAGTGGATCCGAGTTTCAAGAGAAATATGTTGGCGTTGGGTCTTCGCGTGTTCGCGAGCTATTTTCATTGGCAAAGAAGAATGTCCCGTGTGTTGTTTTTATTGATGAAATCGACGCTATTGGTAGAAAAAGGTCGGGAGACGGTGAGACGTCGTCTTCTGAACGTGATAATACGTTGAATGAATTGCTGGTCGCATTGGATGGGTTCAAAAATAGTACGGGTGTCTTTCTAATTGGTGCAACCAATCGTGCCGACTTATTGGATCCGGCATTAATCAGACCTGGACGCATTGATAAGCGTATATTTATTGGTCCACCTGATGCTTCAACAAGAGAAGCGATCATTAATATTCATACAAAGGGCAAACCATATGATAGTACTGTAAATATTAAGGATTTAGTAGATCTAACTTTGGGTCTCTCGGGGGCTCAAATAGAGAACTTGTTAAATGAGGCAATGTTGAATGCTCTTCGATATGACAGAACTGAAATGACATATCAAGACATTGATCAGATTTTAAATCGAATTATGGCAGGTTGGCAGCCAACGGAGCATCAATTCACATCGGACATAATTGACCACATTGCTGTCCACGAAATGGGGCACGCAATTGTCGGACTTTTGTGCAAACATCATTCAAAAATGACTAAAGTAATTATTAATTTGTCGTCACCGAAAAGCCCGGCTTATACTGTCTTTGAGGGTTCTACGGCTACAATTTACACCAAACAAGCGTTATTTGAGCATTTGATGATATTATTGGCAGGTAGAATTGCCGAGGAGGTTTTCTATGATGTTACTGTGACAACAGGTGCGATCAACGATTTCGAGGAAGCGTTTAAGCTGGCGGAGAAGATGATTGTTTATTATGGAATGGGTGAAAAGGTGATATATCCGAGTTCGAGTGAGAAATACAAGGAGAAGATAGATAACGAGGTGGTTCGTTTGATTAATGATGCGTATGGATATGCGGAATTTATAGTTCAGAATGCCAGAGAATTGATATTGGATGGGGCGGATATATTGAAACGGGAAAAATTATTGAAGGCGGAGACATTGATTCAAATGATTGAAGATAAGTATCCGAGTATTATGAATCTAAAAATAAAAAAATAATTTTAGGAATTATATATATGGCAAAAACACGTAGAATGAGATCGAGTCGTGCTAAAACGATGCGATACCACGATATGCAATGTTGTGAGGCAACTATGCACGGATTAAATCATTGGTACAAGTCAAAATTTGAGAAATTAGGATGGATGATTTTAGCCAAGGCGAGGGGACACACTGATAAAATTATTTGCTACAAGACATCTCTAATGCGACTAAAAGAGGCTCTTGAGCACAAAATGACACATATTCACGAGGCGGATCGCAGGGAAGATCTTGAAATTATGTGCCACAATGTGAACATTTTGATTGATCACGTGAATAAGGATTTTGGTGTTTAAGGTTTATATTGATTGTTAAAAATATCAAAATAAACTCTATTTATAGTATAATATAATAATGGATTCAGATGCAGATAAACCTATGGTAACGGGTGAAGAATCAAATGCAGGATCTGATGGAGACGTGCCTATGGACGGTAATGATGGTTCCGTACTTCCAAGTGCCGTACCTCAAAGCACCGCATCTGGAGCCGATTCTATGGAAGTTTCCGGACCTCAAGCTCAAACAGAACAAGGAGTCCCAGAACAAGGAGTCCCAGAACAAGGAGTCCCAGAACAAGAAGCCGAAATAAAAATACCGCCAAGAACGAAAAATATGTTTAATAAAATGCTTTTATTATCGAGCAATGTACTTCCTGAAGAACCTGACCTTTTCCCAACTGGTTTTCCAGATACATTTTGTCCGCTATTAATAATGCAAACTTGGGAACAAAACAAACTTACAGCAGACGATTTTTTAAATGCGGAAACATTAACCACAAAAGCAAAAAGCTATTCTCAAAATATGCTAGTTGATAAAGACCATTTAAATATGTTTATAAAATGTTATCAAGAAGGTTTCGACGATTTTAAAAAATTGGCAACCGATTTTGAAAGCTGTAGTAAATACGACTTGAGATCTTTAAACGAATTTCGTGATTTTCAAGATAATGAAGCAAGAAAACTTGCAATAGCGGAAAAATTTTATAGATATTCAGTTGAAGTTCAACTTTATTCTAGTATGTGTGTGGCGGAAATAGAATTTCTAAACCAAGATAAATCACTGTTTATTAATAATCTTGACGTTATTGCTCATTATCTTCAAAATGATAAATACCAATTTAGATGTGCATTATCGGTAAACCAAGATTCACTTAATGCGGCATTAAAATATATATTCAGTCTAATCAATCAACCACCAATTCCACAACCTCCTTTTCAAAATATAGCCGAATTGATTGAAGTACTTGACCGAGTAAAGGAACTATCAATTGATAATGCTATTAAAAAAAAAAAAATAGATGACGCTATTGAAATTATTTTTGGAACGATTATTGTTACTTTGTATCCTGAACAAATTGAAATAAATCCAATTGATAAGCTGGGTTCTCTTATAACATTTTTAAAAGGAAGCGGTTCAGATTTAAACTTTATTGTTGATCCATCGGAACCATTTGATCCAAATTTCATAAGTACAATACAAATAATTAGATCCGCTGTTTTATTTTTCAATCCTTTGCTTACCGCATATAATAATTCATTTATGCCGTTAGATAGATTGCACGATTCGGATGATCGCGGGGACTTGTCTGTTACATCGCCATATAGAATAGCAGACAGCAGCATTGGTCAGAAAGCTGCTGGTGGGTGGACATTGCTTGATACAATAATAGGTTATGGTTCAAAAAAATTTCTTAAAGATGTTATTATGTTATCAGGTATCAAGCCTTATGGCCAAACTGACGAGATAGCCAAAAAGGTGATAGAAAATTATTGGAATCAAGATAAAATGGATTCAAGACAAGGTCATCGATTATTAGAACCAGCAAACATTACACGACTTGTATGTAATGCAATGCTTCCAGAAGAAATCGTTCTGGATTCAGCCAAACAATTGGTTGATCAACCTAAAAATAGCGTGATAAGCTTTCTACAAAAAAAAACAACTGATGATGACGAAGAATATGATGATATTGTATTAGAAGAAGAAGAAGAAGAAGTACCCGAACAAGACCCTGAAAATTTAATAGATGATTTAACAACAAGAACAGTTCGAAAATTTTATGGTTACGACAAATTTGGAGACTACAATTTAACTATATTAGATTGTGTCGGATTATCTGGCCAAGAAATAGTTACATTAGCTAGCGGAGATGAATTAAAAAAATCGAAACAATTCGGCGTAGATGTAAATGATTTCCTTGATTTAAATGATGATGTTACTGGAGGAGATGCGAATGAAGAAGAGGATGAAGACGGTGAAGAACAGCCAAAACCAGTGGTAAAAAAGTCTGGAAAAAAAGGTAACCCTACCGCTAAACAACACCTTCAACAAACATTACAAAAGTTTGTGGATAGAAGAAACACGTCGATCATTTCCGGATTTATGGATTCTAGTGTGGGTAGAAAGGACGGAGGACTAGAAAAACTATTTAAAATATTACAGCAATTAGATAAAGAAAACGGAACAGATTTTAAAAAATATGGTCTTCCTTACTATACCTTTTTACTACCACACACAGTGTGGAAGCTACCCAATCATCGGGTTCTGCATATTTTACAGAGAGTCATTATTAAAAATGGAAACAAAAGAACAGACACAGAATATCACGTATGCTTTGAAGCGTGGATTACTCCAGAAAATGTACCTCTTGGAATTGCCGAAGAAGTAGCTGGACAACTGTATGCAAGTGAATTTTTATTTAAAAGTGGATATATTAAACTTGAACCATTCGATAAATGTCCGGGATTAGGTGAAACGGTTAGGTATATTTTTACAGAATTAAATCCAGATACGCCGAAACCAGTAACTGAATTATACGCTGAAACGCTATTTCCAGATGATACTGGTTATAAAGGAGGAAATGTTTCGGATCCAAAGTCAAAAACGGTTCAAATTATAAAAACCAGGGACTTTTTAGATAAATTTAAAAATTTGTTTGAGGGAATACTTGGAGAAATTCAAAGATTTATACAACCAATATATGAGAGTACTGGTGAATCATATGATATAGATGATATTGCAGCAGAATTGCTGACGGCATATATATTTAGCATAAAGACAATGGGTGATTTTACTAGATTGGCAGACGCTGCATTTATTAATGAAATAGTTTGGTTTATGTTGGATAAAACGGGGGTTTGTCTTGAAACAACGTGTGACGGTTTTTCCGGAATTAAATCAATGGCGTCTAATAATACACCTGTTTTTTTATGTTCATCAAGGATGTGGGGAAAAAGATCTACAATGTATGTAGGTGATTTTGTTTTGACGGATTCTATATCTGGAGAAAACCAAATGGCTGCTCAAGTTAGAAAGGTGTATAGAACAAAAATAGAAAAATTGTATACAGATTTTAATAGATTAAAGGTTGATTTTACTACTATAAAAAAACGCAGAATTTGTCAAAGACTTACAGATATTTATGATTTTTTGAGACTTTCTTTCAATGATATTGGTGGTGTATTTTTAGATACAGAAATTCCAAGTAAAATAAAAGAAATGAATAACAAATTAATTGCGTATCAAGGCGAATTACAAAGAGCTGTTGATAATCAGGCTACATTGGGTGTCTTCAGTGGTTTAAAAATAAAAATTACAACTGCTGAAAATATTATGTTTAGAATACCATTTTATATTAAAAATGCATTATGTACACTTGGTATATTTTACTTATTATATGAATATGCCATAAACTGGTCTAATTATTGTGCAGGATTTATAGGAATATACGGAAGCACAATTGAACAATTGTATCAAGAAGCCGTGATTGGTGGTGATATTATAGCTATAGATGAAAAGAGAAAACTGGTTGATTACTGTCTCTCGTTTTTACCTTCAACAAGTGATATAGGGCGTGTTGATTTATTTTATCAGGAATTCAAAAAGCTAGTAAATGGAAAAAAAATGAAAGCATCTCGGAATGTAGTAGCTAGTAAATTGGCGGAATTTTCTCTACAAGTGATGTCTTTAAAAATAAGCAAGCAGGATTTAGATGAGAAGAGAGTCAACTCATTTGGTGAGAAATTGAGATTATTGGTTGATCAACCGGCAGACGCATCAATAGTTGATTATTATGCAGTATTGGAGGATTATACTGGTAAAATAAAGAGCTTACAGACAATATTTACGAATGTGATTATTGATTCAAATAAGCAACTGGATGGGTTATTAAATCCTTTGCAAGAACAACAGCAACCTGAAAATGGACAAGTATTCAGTGAATCTTCTAGTATTGCAAAAGCTGTTGCACATGAAATATCAGAAGAGTCGAAAGATGTTGCAGATGAAATATCAGAAGAGTTTTACGAAGGAAAGGCTGTATCCAGCCCTCCTAAAAGTACACTCCAAAGTTCTCCGCAGTCTTCATCTCAAGGCTCAGATTTTTCCTCTATTTATGATGAAAATGAAGATTCACTGGATATAGTTCCTCCTGTCCCACTATCAGATCTTCCAAACATTAATGGAATTATGGTTGATGATGAAATAAATATTAGTATTAGACAGGCATTTGCTGTTTGGTTTGTGAATGGCTCTCTTGAAGTTCCTATTTTAAAAGATCCTGATGCTGAGAAAATAGAAGAATTAGCATCACAAAATGCTTCACTGGTCTCTTCTAGTTCAGCATCTATTCAAGCCGTAAAAGATGCTAATATTTCTGTAGAAACTGTTCTTGTAAACAACAGCGTAAACAAACCGTTATTTGTACGAGTTGCAAATAAGTTAAGGGTTTTTATGAGAGCAACAAAAACGTTTGCTTGTACTATGGCTGCACAACCAATCAATTATTCTGTTTTATCAGGCGGAAGTATACAACGAGGAGGTGACGGCTCAAAAGGATTTATCGATAAATTAAATATGTTAACTGAGGGAATAGAAACACTTGCAAATAGTTTATTAAAGGATATTGACCCGGAATATAAAGAATTATCATATGATGATAGCGAAGAACCATCAAATATTGTTGAATATCTCTTAACTTTGAGAAAAGACACAGATATGGATGTGGATAGTGATAGTGATAATATTCTATTTGAAATTGTAGACAAAACTACACCGACCTATATTATGGATAGTGCAAGCTCTTTTTTAACTTTAAAAGATATGGTTATATTTCAAAATTCAATGAACACTTTATTTACAGATATAAATAGTTTAACAACCTATTTAGATAAGGATGATGTGAAGGAACAAAGAAAAGCTATAAAAGAATTATTAGATAGTGTGAATAAATTTAATGAAGATTTTTACGGTTATCTAACAGAAATTTATGAAAAAGAAGGTGCACCTCTTTTGACAGGTGGTGGTAAAGATGATGCTGTGGAAGATGATGCTATGGAAGTTCATGCTATGGAAGATCGTGCTATGGGAGATCGTGCTATGAAAGACGATGCTATGGAAGACGATGATATGGATCAAAGACAAAGGGATTTATTAGATAAAAACAATTATTTGTCGTTAATGAGTGTGTTTTTTAAATTATTTGATGGAATAACGATTACCATTTTTGATACACTTTATAGTGTAAAAATAAACACTCAAATGGAATCGGTAACTCAAAAACAACCAGTTGAATTGGCAGAGCGAAGAGCTGCTGCCGAAGAAAAAGATGATCCTGAAGAACAAGGACGTGTGATGAGTAATGATGAAATATTATTACAATCATCTCAATTAGAGTTTACTGTTACAGATGTAAACGCTAGGGAGGAGCGGACATTGAATATAAAATTAACACTTCGTTTAAAAATAGATTCATTATTTAATCCTTTAGAATATCAACGGAGCGGTTTCGCTATTATATTTGAAGATTTTTGTCAAGAAGTTAGTCAAGAAATGCTTGGCAATGGTAATGACGAATATATATTAGACTTTGTTTTGAATGGTTCTATGCCGAGCAAAGAAGCCGATTTAGATTCATATAAAAGATATGCTTCATTGGCGTTTTTACAGATGCTTTTTTACGACGAAAAACTAATAAGGGCGATGGCACTATTTCTAAAAAATATGGGTAATGAAACATTAGTTAAATTTTCAGAAATTCCTTTAAAAGATGATATAATTAAACCGACCCTTCAATTCTTATGGAATAATTATTTATCTAGAGATTTCAGAAGACGAATAACTGATCTAACTCGCTTTGCATTAGTAGATGATGTTAATATAATTGATTTATTATCAAATTTTTTAAATGAATATTTGTTAGGTCAAGATGGCTTATTAGTGAAAGAAAATGAAGAGATTGACTCACTATCTTTAATAAAGAAATACGATGAAGATTTATCTATTGTAATGAAACTAAATTCCTATTTTGATGGTTGGCAATTAGCTGTGTACGATATGGTAGGTTTAGTGGAAGAATTTAATGAAACAAAGCAAAGCGTGGAATTGCTCGATGCTGCTGTATCAGAACAACAAAACCAGGCTTTTAAAAAAATAAAAGCAGAATATGAAAGATCGTTAACTAAAAAAGCAGAAATATTGAAGAAACAAGGCGAAAAACTTGAATTATTATTAAAAAAACATAACATTTTACAGGATGAACAAGTTGATGATAATGTTGAATCAACAACAGTGTTAGTATTGAAAATTGGAAATCAAGCACTATATGAAGAACTTCCTAGAATAGAAGAAATTCACGCATCTGTAGAAGAAATTCACGCATCTGTAGAAGAAATTAAAGCGAGTATTAAAAAGATAGATGCAAACGCTGGTTTTTTGAAAGAATCAGAAGAAAAACAACCAGGTGAACGTGAAATAGATAGTGTACAGAGGCTTAGTTTATTATTTGATAGAATAGGTGGTTATTTTTTGGATGTGCATTTAATTGAGAATGACATATTGAAATCCGTTGTTGAACCCATACGTGCATTTGTGAGAGATGTTAGAATATTATTTGACGGCTTTATTGAAGAAGAATACGTCGATAAGTTTAAAGCTCGTGTTGAAGAAAGGTTTGAACATCGAAATTACAGAGCAGCTGTTGATGAATACCTATATGATTCTGGTCTAGTTAAAAATGTGGTTATTCCTGGTAAATTAAGGAAAACAATAGCAGGGTCTTGGATTCAAGGTGACCAACAATCTGAATTAGCGATATTTATTAAAAGAATTCAAGATACGACAATTATAGAGGGTGTTATAGAAGAAGGATATGTAACTCTTGCAACAACGTGGGGCAATTATAGATTACAAACACAGGAAGAGATCGTAGGTATATATTCTGAAGAGGTGGGGAAAAAACGTATTGTGTACAACGTTGCAACATACTTTTTAGATTTATACAACAATAGTGAATTATACAAGAGGAAAATGATAAAAAAAAATGCAAAAGTAAAAGAACCTGAAAAAAGAAAAAGAGTGGAAGAGGAATTACCTAATGGCTCAACGCCTCCTCCAAAGAAAGAAACTGGAAAAGATGGAGAAGTTAAAGAAGTTGAAGGGGAAAATTTACCGGGAATTAAGAGAAAAGCAGAAGAGCTAGATGAATCTGGTAATAATGACTCAACGCTTCCTACAATACCAAAAGAAGCAGAATTAGTATCAGAAAATGTCGAAGCACCTGTTATTGTATCTGGACCTGTTAGTAATGGCGAGTCAACGCCTCCTCCACAAGGAAAATCACCGGAATCAGGATTAGGAGAGGGACAACAACGACCTAAACGACGATTATTTGAAGATGTTGAACAAGAAAATGTGCCTCCTGTATTAAATGGAGAACCAGTATTAAATGGAGAATCAGCTTTAAAAAGACCAGTACCGGAAAGACCAGTACCGGATTTAAATGCATTAAAGTATCAATTAAAAGGATTAAGATCTCCTGCCACAGAAGAATCAGTTTTAAAGAGACAAAGAATAGCGTTTGGTGGCAAGCAAACCCGCAAAAAAATAACTTATTCAAGACCACATAAAACCCGAGGCCGAGGTAAAAGGCCAAAAACGAATAATAACAGCAAAAGGTCCATAAAACCGGAAGCATCTAGAAACAGGAACACCCGCCGTCGCTATCAGAATTAAATGACCTCTTATATGGTGTAGCATCGTCTATAAAAAAAATTGATATGCTTTTTTTTAGACTTACTTATTCACAACAACCTATTAAAATGGCCCTAAAAGCTGTATCAAAGATCACACTATTCAAGCAACTAGCCAATTTCAATGCGGAAAATGGCACAAGTCGCATCGTCAGTGTCGCCGAATTTGTCGGCGAATATGCATCCCTCGTTTCAGGCAACGGTGGTGGTTGGTGCCGCCTAGACGGCGATTTCGGACGCAAATATAATGTATGTATAGCCAAACGCAGTGGCGATCTGAGATTCTCTTGGGATCCTTGCGATGAAGAAAAGACACTAATTAGTAGCGAAATGTTGGCTTATCCGGGGGCCAATTTTAGCAAAGGGAATTCGATTCATTTGATCAAGATTTGTGGTGTCTCGGATCGCAGTTCGGCGAGACCGATTCGACAGGATATTCGCAATGCGTTGAAGGATGGGCCTTGCGTGGCGTGCGGGTCTTGTAGTCAAATTGAGATAGACCATAAGAATGGTTTGTACAATGATTCGCGGGTGCTTTCAGCGGAGACACAATGTGTCGACGATTTTCAGCCTTTGTGTAAACACTGCAATGATCAGAAGAGACAAACGTACAACTGGACGAAGACGACTGGACAACGGTATCCTGCGACAATGATACCGATGATGAGACCATTTGGGATCGATTTTGTTGTAGGGGATGCAACATTTGACCCGTCGGATCCGAATGCAACAGTTGGTTCTTATTGGCACGACCCAGTGTATTTTATGGAAAATCTAGTAAAAAAATGAAAAAATATGGCACAAGGTAAGAATATGGAGTGGAGAATGTATATAATGTATATTTTTGTTTTTTTTGGCATAACGGAACGTCGATTTATTCAAGAGTCGGTATAATCAACTGGGTTCTACAAATAGGACAATTATCACTGTAATCTAAGGAACGATATAAACACGACGCGTGAAAGGTGTGACTGCAACGCGTAATGGTAATATTGTTCAATCCCATAGGGCGGTAACAGATAGTGCATTCTGTTGCGAGTTCATTCATCAGTGTCTCTTGATCCAGAGGATCTCTGGTAGGAAGAGACATAGGATCGATATATTCTACGGGTTGTGCAGGTGCAGGTTCAGGTTCAGGTTCAGGTTCTTCTTCTCCTTGGTCCACAGCGACAGGCAAAATTACTTGATTGTTAATGATATTCTGCAATTCTTCATTCATTGTGTTGAAATACAGCTCCCATTGATCGGTCAATTGCTCAAAAGGAATATTCACCGTGTTTCGCAAACTGTTCAACATATCATCGGTTAAATCTGGATTATCAAAATGGTTTCGAACGATGTCTCTGATTTCATAATACAGACCATCCTCGTCGTTGTTTTGAACGAAATAATAAATATTCATCATCTCATCATTGTTAATAATATACTCTTGCATTGTCGCCATTTTATCGTGTTGTAGATTTTTATTTAAATAAAAAAGGTTTCAATTTTTATTTAAATTATGCGTGTTATAAAAGGTATATCAGTTACATAATAATTTCTTCAAATGTACCCTCTGCATTTTCATCCTTTTTTCCATTTACATCGACAACCCAAAAATATTCTTCGACGTAGTCCTGCGTACCTTGAAATGATTTAAATTTCTTGTATTTAATCCGATACAGTTTGACATTCCCCTTCTCTCGAAGAATCGACTTCAACACATCAATTCCAAGTAATCCTTCATTATTATACGATAATAATAGCCACTTGCATACACTGTTTTTGATTAGTTGTTCAAACACCCGATGGACGTGGACCTTGCTACAAAAGTCGCTCTTATTATAATCCGGGATTAACCCAGTTTTTCCCTTCAATTCTGTATCCCGATATTCAGCAATGTAATTAAGGGGTGAGTAATTTGCGGCATATTGCCGTTGATTATACGGTGGATCTAAATATAAGACATCCCAGCCAGTCGACGACTGTTCTAACACTAATTCTTCGGCTTTTTTGCGGAAAACCTGATTTTGCGTAGACAACAGCTGTCTTGTGTGGATTGGAACTAATAACAGCGGTTTTAATGCGGTTTTCTTGAACGATTTTAGATAGGCTCCATAAACGGAAGCGGTATTGGCAACCTTGTCGATAGACACCAACAAAGAGGCAATAAGGAAATTCGTTTCTGCCTGATCGATATCACCCTTTTCAAACGCGGTTTGAATAAATTGTCGAATTGCATCGGCTTTTTGGGCATTGTCTGAAGTGAAAAACATACGCTCACATTCAGGATTTGGACTGAAATGGCGATAAATGAGACCGGTCTCCAATGGCGACAGTTTATTGCATTCGTCAATCATCGCTGCCATTTTTGTAGAATAGGAGGAATTTAAAAGGGCTGAATTAATAATATAGCTATATAGTTCCAAATCATTTGCAGAGACATTTTTGAATTTGTCGCACATATTAAAACTGACGACACCGGTACCAGCGAATAAATCCATCCACGTTTTATCTCGGGAATCGGGAATATTTTTTGCAATTATTTCATTGATTTTTTCCAACAAAGTATGCTTACAACCTATGTAATTGAGTGTATTCATTATTCTTATTACTGTTGTTAATCATTTATGTATTTATTTATAATCAATTTTATAAATAATTATATAGTGTTTTATTTTGTAATATAAGTTCTATTGCACCGATAACCTATATGTGATAATATTTCTTGTGGATTTGTTTTCGATAATTTTGCTATATCAAAAATAGTTTGGGGACAGTTTTTACCATTGCCAAAAATATATGCCTCATCATTGACTTTATCATTATCATTGGATTCGACGACGATTTGGTCCATACTTATTAATCCTAACACTTTTCTTTTTGTTCCATTAATATACACGTTTAAAGATAATGATGTAATCCTTGGAATGATATCTGCATATCCGCAAGGTAGAATGCAAACCTTCATTTTCCGGGGTGTTATATATTTCCAGTCATAACCAATACCTTTTCCTTTTTCTATTTCTTTTATTTGTATTATATAACTTGTAACGGACATAGTAGGTTTTAAATATTTATTGGGTTTAAAATCGTCTGTTATGCCATATATTCCAGAACCAGGACGTGCTAAGGTGAAATCTGAAACATCATAGTTTATACAACCGCCTGTATTCGCAATATGAACCAACGGTGGTTTTATACCTATTTTTTCCAAATTGTCACGTAATTTTCTAAATTTATTTAGTTGTTCATTTACAATTGGACTATTTTTAATTCCAGAGCAAATTAAATGAGACATCATACCAACTAATTCTATATTAGGACATTCATTTAATATTTTGAACGTGTCAATTGCTTTATCATAAGGTACGCCAGCTCTATTTATTCCAGTATCAACAAAAACGGTAACCTTAATTTTTTTATTTTTTGGTATTAATTGAATAAACTTGGGTATTGTTGTTTCATCAAAAATAGCTATATCAAGATTTAATTTAAATGCAACTGGTAATTCGTCTCCGTCTATATCATATAACCAAGATAATATACGACCGTTGTCGCCATTTGATCTTAATAATATTGCCTCTCCTAATGTGGCAACCCCTATGTATTTTATACCTATGCTTCTTAATATTTTTGCCATTTTTTTTAAACCGTGACCGTAGGCATCCGCTTTTAAAACAGGCATAATATCAGTACCTGATTTTTTTTTTAAATAATTCACGTTATTTTTAACCGCATTTATATCTATTATAGCTTCAATATCCTTATATAAAGAAGGTATATCATTAACTTTAAGATTACACTTACGTGTTTTATTTTTATGTGATTTTATTTTTTTTGTTGTCTTCATAATAAAAATAAATATTTTAATATATTTTATGTTGAATTTAACACCTTAATAAAATTTTTTATCATTTTATATATATGCCAACTGTTAGCAGTATGTCTTCTAATATAAAAGCGTCTTCATCAAATAGTCAAACTGCTCCTGTAATTGCAAATTTCGGTGGGGGATCTTTAAGCAAAAGTGTGCCTTCGGATTCTTCGGCTCCTGTATCTTCAGATGTACAGATAAATGATGGAATCCCTCCAACAACAATCCCCCCAGTACCAGCACCAACACCAATGCCAACACCTATAGTTTCATTGCAATTTTTTGATACTCAATATTATGATAATATTAATCAGAATTTGAGTATTTTAACAAATTCATCGACGAGCAACACGCTGTTAGGGGTTATAGTAAATATATATGGCCCATCTATTATAGTATTTACAGAAACATCAAGTTTGACACAATTCGCAATTAATAGTAGCACAGTTCCCATAAATTACTTTATCATTGGCGGTGGCGGAGGAGGAGGTGCGAGTCAAGGCGTATATGATAATTACAGAGTTGGCGGTGGCGGTGGTTCAGGTGGTTATTACTCTACTGGAAGTATAGCCGAAGGTGCATATTTAAATGATTCTTTACAGATTACGGTTGGTGGAGGTGGAGCAGGTGGATACGGAGGGTCGATCGGAGGTGGAAATAATTATTATGGATATAATGGAGGTTCTTCTAGTATTTATAATATAACCACAAGTACGTATATTGCACAGGCGAGCGGAGGGATTGGTGGTGCAAATGGTGGAGGGAAAGGTTCTGCTGGTGGAGGGAATGGTTCCGATAGTGGTGGTGTTAAACTTGGTACCAGTACCGGTACTGGTGGTGGTGGTGGTAATTACGCCTCGTCAGGGGCTAGCGGGTATAATGGTGGTGCTGGCGGAAGTGGAGGTTCTGTCATCAATTTTACAAGTCTTACTGGTCTTATGTATAGCAGTACTCAAGATTTAATTTTGTATTATGGAGGTGGTGGAGGTGGTGGAGGCGGTGGAGGAAACACATTAACCCAAACAGGAAGTGGAGGTTATGGAGGTTATGCATGTGGGGCTGGGGGAGCTCAGGGTCAGAATTATGGTGCAACTGGATATAATGCTCAAAGTAATATAACTAGCTGGTCAAATGAAATAACACCGGCTGGGACAAATTCTTCAGTTGTTGGTTTAGCTGTCGGTGGTGGAGGCGGCGGTTCAGGTGGGTGTACATCCACCAAAACACAAGGTAATAACGGAGGAACTGCAAGTCAAGGTATAGTAATATTATGGATAAACGGTTAATCAATAAATTATATTTCCTTACTTATTTGATTAAGTAAATATATCGTTCAACCTTCTATATGTATCCTTTTATGAGATCGTGTTTTCCTTCCTCTTTTATTTCTGTAAAACTTTTGTGTTTTTGGACTACTGGTTGTATAGGAGGTAGAGCTTGTGCTAGAACTTGGAGTAAAACTAGAACTTGGAGTAAAACTAGAACTTGGAGTAAAACTAGAAGTAGAATTAGAACTAGTACTAGTTGTATCCTCATCAGAATAACGATCTGGTTGTTGCCTTTTTTGTATAAAACGGTAAATTTTCCCCTGCTGTGCAATTATTTTATCAACAATTTTTTGAAAATAACTACGGAACTCTGATCGTCTTGGCAACAAGTCGTCAATACAAAACCACTCGATCTCGGCTTTTTCGAATATTTTGCTCTTTTCTATAATGCGAGCATCCAAATGGCTCTGAATAAAGCGTTGGTTATTATTGTAATAATGCGGCAATAATTCGTCGTATTTATGATAAAATATATGCATTCTATATTTGCCGTCATTATTAATATTATAAGTCCCGCGTTTCTTCAGCATTTTACTCAAATCTTCGTCACTTCCTAAAAAACCGGTCAACTCCTCACCACCTTCGCGAATCGCCGTCTGCAAATAGCCCTCGTTATTTTCAGTACCTCCTCCAAAATCGGAAAAACCTGGTGTATCCGCATATTTATTCTCTTTTCCAAATAAGAAATATAATTTATTATTGTGGATAGTGGTTGGTAATATTCCAGCTCCCATTTAAATTAGGAAGAGATATTAATCGATATTGGCGAATAAAATATAGAGAAAATATATGAAGAAGACAAAAACCATCAAAAAACAAGGAAAAAAACAGACAAAAAGGGCCAAAAAAACTGCCAAGAAAACAGAAAAGACAAAAAATATAAAAAATAAGACTCCGAAGGATATTTTAAAATTAAGTAAAGAGATCGCAAAAACCCTACCAACCAATAACAAAATCCGTCCTCTAAATGTGGATAATGCCGCATCGTATACTCCAACTATCAACAATGATTTAGTTTCTTTAAAATCGATTCCTCGAGAGAAGTTGACCGATTGCAACAATAAATTAGCTTTTCAACTTAAAGAACCACTAAAAATCTCAGTACCGGGGAATCTATTTGGCAAATTGTGTATTACGTATAACGACCCAAGAGCGAAGCGTTTTCTCTTAAATAATTTATCCGCAAACAAGCATATTGATATTAAAAAAGTGATTCCACCCATACAGATCGAGTCGAATTGCTGGTTTAATACGATGTTTGCGGCTCTTTTTATAAGCGATAAAGGACGAAAGTTTTTCCATTATTTTAGGCAATTGATGATTGAAGGTAAACAGGCGGACGGTTCTCTCATACCACCCGGTTTAAGGAATGCATTCGCATTGTTGAATTTTGCAGTAGAGTCGTCTTTAACAGGTAGTCGCTATGCTTATGAGATGGACACAAATAATATTATTCAGCAAATTTATTCGGCAATACCGGATGAATATCATAGACAGATGCCATATGTAGTGAAAACAGGCGAAGCGAGTAATCCACTTAAATATTATATAAGTATTATTAATTATTTGCACAATAATGCTCTGAAAATTATGTTTATAAATGACGTTAAAAAAAACCCTAGTTGGAAACATAGAGTTAAAAATGAGCTTTTAGGAGGCACAGAAACCCCTCATATTATTGTCTTGGAAATCTTTGATGGTCCAGATGAGACACCTGGATATTCAGGGGAAATTACAAACAAGGAATTGGAGTTTACGCTAGGTGATGCAAAATATCAATTAGACAGTTGTATCGTGAGAGATATCCAACAACAACACTTTTGTGCAACTTTGATGGCGGAAGGAGATGAAATCGCATATGATGGGATGAGTTTTCATAGAATAGTACCGATGAAATGGAGAAAGATGTTGAATACGCGGGACAAATGGCACTTTGAAGGATCGACTAATTATGATAAAACTTTTTTAAAATGGTCTTTTTTACACGGGTACCAAATGCTAATATATTATCGCATTTAATTATATATTATAGTATATGGCTTCGGCTTCAGAATCGGCAAATAATATTGAAACAGATTTATATAAATATGATAATGATAGTAAACCTAAATTTAGAGACCTTATGCAAAATTCAATACAAAATGTTTTGAAAAATCCAATACAAATGGTACCTGAATTAATTTATTCCGGCATTCCACCAAACAATACTCCACTCATTTATAATGGGTCAGAATTAAATAACTATGTTCAATTAAACTTTTCAAATGGTGCTGCTACAGTATCTTATCGTGAAAGATTACCTGAATTGGAGTCTAATTGGATTTCATATTATACAAGTGGTAGGGACAACGATTGTATGATTCACGCTTTATTAGGAAGTATGTCTATTTTTTATAAAAAATTAAATTATCCAAGCCGAGTTTATTTAGCACGCGAATACAGAAAAACTGATTTTAAAAGAATTCAAATTGATTACTGGACTAGTGATAAAGGAATGGAAGTCTCTTTATCTAATGACAAACTTCCCCCGAACACTATTAACTTCCCAGCTGCTTTGCCAGGAGAAGATCCAACAACGGTCGAAGAAAAAAAAAGGGTAAGGGCGGAATATTTAACACAATTAATGGATAGTAGTGAATTCTTACGTCAAGAATTTTTAAAACCATTTTGCATTCACTATAAAGTAAATATATTGTTATACTGTGGTAAAATACGAGATACTACGATCGACAGATGGGAAAGATCGCCTGAAGGTACAATAACATTACCAGATGGCACCGACATACCGAGTGTTATTTATAGTGGTAATGATAATAATGTGTTATCTACTACTTATTGCATAGAAAATAGTGGTGGTGTTCATTTTAGATCTATGTCTAAATTTCCTAGTAATAATAATATTGCAAATCTTGTTGAAGATAATTTTATAGTAGACCCAGCTATTGGAAGAAAAATTATTGAATCAATAGAAGTAAAAATAAGAACTATAATCCCCGAAGTTGGTTCAGACGATTTATCGTGTGAGTTTAACGAACAAGATGAATTTATTGATAATACTGGTTGCAAGTGGACTACTCAAGCTAGAATATGGAGTAGTAATGGGGGTAACGATGGAAATTTGACATGCAATGGTTTAAAAATATCAAGAAAATCAACTGAAGGTCCGTGCACGGGTTTTGAATTTAGTAATGTTCCTATTGATTTTTTTTCAAAAAGAGTAGACAATAGTTTATTTTTTGATTTGGCTGCTTTTTGTAATGCAGTAAAAAATAACCTGCCAATTTCTTCATCGATTTCTTCAGTTAGAGATAATGTAAAAGGAAATAAGTGGATAATTGGTAATACAGTTTATAATGAAATGATGGTTAATGGTTCTAAACGCATAACTGATGTTAAATCGTACGACATAATGAATACAGAAAATTTTGATACCTTGATGGATGTTCCTTTTGCTTTTTTTTCAAATGATGTTTTTAATTTACAACGTTATGCATCAGTGCCTCCTCCTAGGCCTACTCCTACGCCTACGCCTACTCCGCTTCCTCCTGGACAAAAAAGAACACAAGCCACTGAGATAAATAAAGATACGTTCGGAACGTTTACATTCAAAGCATATTCAAGTTACAGCGATTTGGCAAACAAACCTAAATGGACTATAACAGAATTTTTTGAGAATAATAATACGGTTTCTTTAGAAAATAATGTGAAAACGTTTACTTTTCAAGGGCTTCCTGTAACGTATCTTTCTTTATCAAGCATTTCAGGTATGGAAAATATTTTTGATATGTCAAAATTGATTTCAGATATTGAAAATCCAAAGCCGGGACTAAAATTACCATATATGTTATATACCGAAATTGGTAAAGAAAACGAAAAGGACGACCTTGAAAAATATAGACATCAATGGTTAACCAATGGTGATTTGCAACAAAAAAATTTGATAAACATTGGTACCTTTCAAGTATTAAAAAATGTGCCAGCTAAATTCTTTAATTCAAAAATAAAGTTATTTGATAAACAAGCATTTGAAATGCAACAAAAAGGTTCTCTGTCAGATGTTAATTTACCAAGCGGCTACACAAAACAACAACTATTGGGTTTTACGAAAGATTTTCTTGATAGTGTAACTGAAAATTCTGAAAATAATAAACAATTAGATGATTATATCGAGTTATTAGGACGCGATCCTGCAGGAAATTTTAGTAATAAAAAATTTACTCTAATTCGCGTGATTGACGCAATAAATAAAATCTTAAAGGAAAACATTACATTAAAAGATGTTGAAAAACGAACAGAATCCGAGATCAATGATATTTTATTTGAACTAAGATGTAATTTACCTACGAAATCAATAAATAAGGCTGAAAAGGCGGTGATTGCATATAAATGTATGCAAGAGTTTGTTGTTAGTTTACCAAGTGGCTACACAAAACAACAACTATTGGGTTTTACGAAAGATTTTCTTGATAGTGTAACTATCAATCCTGAAAATAATAAACAATTAGAAACTTATATTAAATTGTTAGGAGCCAAACCGAAAGTGTTAGGAGCCACATTGAAAGATAATTTTGAGGATAATATGATTTTGTTTTATAGTATAATTCATAAAATAAATAAACTATTAGCTGAAAACCTAACAGAAGATAAAATTAAAAATAAAGATGAAGATATAATTAAACGATATTTGTATATATTAAAGTGTGATGCTCCCAAAGGTTCAACTAAAGATCAAAAAGCGACGATTGCGTTTAAATGTATGCAAGAGTTTTTAAATAAATCGCCACCACCTGTTCCACCACCTGTTCCCCCTCCTGTTCCACCTCCTGGTCCAAGAAAAATTCCAATAATTCCTCCTGTTCCACCCCCTCCCGCACCTGCTGCTGTTTCACCAATGCCAGATTTTTTTGATGCCACCGGTAATATATTGATAAAATACAACAATATTACAGGTTTTACTGAAACATTGGGTCCAGATCGAATGGATCCAGCACAAGCCATTATTAATCCTTTTTGGAAATATAAAGTAAATGAAATAATATTAAATTTGAAAACAGTAAGAAAAACACGATTAGATGATTATAATAATGCTGATTTCGCAGAGTATCCAGAGTTTGCATCACTACAATTAGATAATACCGGAAGTATTATAATACCAACAATAAATCCAGAAATCGTAAAAGAAAATACACACAATGAATCAGAATATAACCGCGTTCTCGGATTATTGAATGCTCGTATAAAGGCGATTAATCAATTAAATGAAAAAATGAAAGACATTATTAGAACAAATGATGACAGTATAAATACTAATCTAGCTAGAATTATTCTTTTAAATAATAAATTAAACATATTAAATTCAATTGGTAATTATCCGGATAATTCAAATATAGAAAACTATTTTTTAATTGATGACATTTTTGATGATGAAACACTAAACTATATTGTGAATAACATACATGGTCTTAGAGAATATATGGATGATAGACATATATATCCTCTAAATTCGTGTTTCATATCATTAATCGTGTTATCATGTAGAATGACAACAAACCGGGTTTTAAGGCATCTCTATGATGAACTATTTGAGATATTTAACACAACAAATGTGGAAGTTTACGAAGGTGTACCGCGTAGAATCCCCTCTTTTAAAGATAAAATAAAGAATAAATTATCAAATTTTTTTACATACGGTCCAGGTAGAAACATTAAAATAAGTGATTTTATTCCTTTTTTACTGACAGGTGGATACTTGTACGAGTCAACATACAATAAGATAGTAAACAAAATTATGAATTATCGTGAACCTTTAAAGGATAATAGTGGTGATATATTGAATAATGCTACATTGAACGGTACAAGCCTCACGGTTTCTGAATTGGATGATTTGCAAACATCAAAATTAAAGGCAGCACAAAGAGCAAAACAAGAGAAATCTCAATCAAAAAGAGAGCAATTCAAATTATCAAGAGATCTGATACAAAAAAGAATAATAATGTGGATAGGATTGGGAGAATATAATTTGAAATCGACACCATTAGGGTTTATTCTTGACAAATATTCAGAAGAAGAGAAACAGTTAATGATAAAAGAGAATGCAATTTGTAAAGAGATTGCTGAATTAACGGGTAAATTGGGTAAAGATAAACTCCCAAATATGCAATTAACTGGTGAATTTCTTGGTAAAGATATGAGTAATGAAACGGTTACCAATTTGTTAGAAGTGTCTGGGCCGAATATAATTAAAAACATTCAAAAAGAACGTAGAAGATTGTTTTTTCAAGGTCGCGACCCACATATTTTTTCGGGTGGTAAGAGAAGAAGAACCCAGAAGAAAAATGCGAAAAATCGGATGAAAAGGTTTACGCGAAGATCATAAGTAAGTTACAGTTTACAGTTTAGAATAAAGCACCCCAAAGGGGGTGCGGATTCAAATCTTCACTAGTGTAAATCAAAATAAAGACATATTTATATATATTTATAATTATGTCAAAAATAGTAAAGAAGAGAATGTATTATTATAGCTACGAATACGAATATGGCAACGGGTTTTTTCCCTTTTTCTCTAAAAACCCTCTTCCTCAATTTACAGAAATAGAGATTGAATTTGGTTTGATAGTATTCCAAAATGTACTTGTGTGGATACAAAAATCGGGTCATTTGATCAACGGTTTAGATGGGTATAATGGGTCCATATTGCTCAATGATTTGAATGCTGAATTGAATGTGTATGCAGAGAAAATATTGAACAAATTAGACGTTGTTGTCTACCCAAAAAAGGAGAAAACAGAATAAAACTCTTCTTGGGAATCAACTATCTTAATAATACGGAGCATTATCGTCTGGTTTCTCTCGAATACGTCCTTTAAGCATCCTTTTACTGCAGTAATAAAAAGATGCACCCATCAAAATACCAATGATTCCACCCGCGAAAACCTGTGGTACAGTATGATAATTGTTAGCAATTCGCTGATAACACGTGATAAGAGAAACCAGTAAATAAACAAGCCCAACGGTTTTATTTTTCAAAGTTAAAAGGATAAAAATAGTAGAATAGAAAACACCCTGGGCGTGATTAGAAGGCATACCATATCGTTCATTCACGATTCTCTTACCATTTATAATTTCCAAATTGAATAACCGTTTATCTTCTACTGGTCTAGGCTGTTGAATCAATGATTTCAATATAATATTCAATAAAAGGTTAAAAAAAAACCCAACAATATAAACAGCGAGAGAAGTTGATTTATCAAAAAGGAAGTAAATTGATGATATAAATAATATATAAGGCCCTAAATATCCAATACTATGAATCGTTTGTAAAAATAAGCTAGCAATATCCATTCTATACACTAATATTGATATAAATTTTCACTAATTAAGGTAATAGACCAATCAGCTCCATTCATATTAATGGTATTCCCCTTGTCGTCCATTAATTTTACTCGCATTCTCTCGATATTAACAGGACCAAAATATATTCTCTTATTGTCTTGCAACGATCCACCAAATTCAACATAAATGTCGCCTGTACTATACCCTCCGTGCTTAATTGGGATCAATGCAAATGTATCCGAACTTGTCGGTGCCTTTGTTCTAAAATTGGTATTTCTTTCGTTATTTTTGATAATTTCATTAATAGTATAAATCTGGGCTTGAGTCAAAATACGTGGGGCACTGGGTAAGACCTGAGGCACTTGTTTATAATTTAAATTCAGTTTTTCGGCAAAAAGAAGCCCTTGATTGTCGCTATTTAAACCGGGATTTAGTAAAAGTGCTTCTTCTTCCAAAATATTGGCACTTCCAGAGATGCCAAACGTGGTGCACGTATATGGTATGCTTGGATTATAGTATGTCGGCATTTTCAAATCCTTTGACATTTCTGTTATGGTTACCAAACCATTATTAATATGATTTTGATTATAATCGTCGATGACTAGAATAAGATATTTAGGGCCATAGAGATCTAACAAGGCGACCGCATAGTTGCCCAATGGATTTACATTTATAAATGGAGCACGATAACCCATAACCCATCCCAATGTTTGATTGATAGCATTAGTTGTATTACAATAAGATGTGCCACACGTTAACTTGGCAGTTGGGTCGTAAAATAATATTAATGTCGTTTCATCGATAATATAAGTTATACCATTTACAACAAATATACCATCGTATAAGTTCATACTTATTTTTCCATTATTCGAATTATAACTAACCGGATATGTTGATGTAACTGGATTTGGAAATTCAAAATAATTATTACTACTATCATTAATAGTTTGATTGAAATTGCTTTTACCGTTGAATCCCTGATTCAATTGTTGGACGAATTGTGTTGCAGTATAATTACCCGGTTCTATAGAAATTTTTGCATTTATTTCATGGTTGTTCTGAAATACGATCCAAAAACATGTATTACCATATGTTGTATCAATTGTGTACCAAGCATATGGTATTTGAACAGAATAAAGCCTGAGAGAAATGACGTTAGTGAGTGGTTCTGATAAATCAAGGGTATAATCGGTAGACGAATATTCGACTCCACCACTAGATTGTCTGAATTGACTGTCTAGATTGATGAAACGAGTAGTAATATTTTCCAAATTTGGATTGAGTACATCTTGGGAAACAGGAACATTAAAAGTATTATTAACTCCGAGTTGTTGGCGATTCATAGGATCGTGAGGATTATTGAATACCTCAATCTTTTGTTTTCTCTCGGTAATTTTATCTGTTTGTACAGGATTGTTAGGTTGTTTTAATGCCTCGTTTTCATACCAGTTAGTTGTCTGGATTGCGGCTGAAGGCAAATCCGCTGGTACATTTGAATCTTCTATTTCATTGGAATAATTAACTAATTTTTCTTGCACCTCGATAAAAAATTGTTCCATTGTATCGTTTCCTTCACTTTGGAATTGTTGTATATATTCATTAGTTTTTTCAATTATTTGATCGTGATCAAAGTCATCTAAATCTAGAATAATTAATAATTCAGTTACAGTATAATCTTCAACATTAGTATCAATACCTTCCATATTAAATATATATATATATGATTTTCTATATATTTATATTCTTGATAATGTGTAAATACTTAATCTGAAAAGGTTTCTTCATTTTGAATATCATTTGAAAATGCAGTTTTAAAGACAGAAATAAGTTGATTTTTAATTAGTATTTCAGTAAGATTGTAATGTTCGGCAATTCTATGAACAATGTACAATTTTTCGGGTATACGTGTAAATCCGCGACCACGCTTCAAATGTGTCTTTCCTGTGAAAACCATTTGCTCAATAATATTGACAATTTGTGGACATTTCGACATTAATTGTGAACGATCTAATCGATAATTACCCTTGTAAATATACCTATTGTAATTTCCTGATTGATAAAGCCTTAGTTTTTTTCCGTGATAAACCAGATTTCGAATTAATCCTATACCTTCGATTCTATTAATCGTATTGTTCATTTCGATGACAAATACTAAGGAATTTAGAGGTATTTTTTCTGTTATTTGCTTTGATGGGCCGTAAATACAGCCATTAATCTTCAATCTTTCTCTGAATTCACGATTCTCTTCCCACGTTAAATTGTTAAAACGGCTTGTTACAATGCTGCACATATTTGATTAAAACTTAATAAAATGCATTTTATTTTTTCAATTTTTAATATTATTTTAATATAATATAAAATATGAACGAAAATGATTATGGATTTATAATTACAAGACATGTTAATTCTGAAAGAACAAATAGATATTGGAATCGATCTGTTAAATTAATAAAGACGTATTATCCTGAAAAACAGATTGTTATTATAGATGATAATAGTAATCCCCATTTTTTAAAAGCCGAATTTAATTATGCCAACATAATAGTAATTAATTCAGAGTATCCCGGTAGAGGAGAATTGTTACCATATATTTATTTTGCGGCAAATAAATGGTTCGAAAAGGCGGTTATTATTCACGATAGTGTCTTTTTTCACAAAAGGTTTAAATTTGAAAAATTCAAATTACCTGTGTTGCCATTGTGGTATTTTGATAAATATCATAATAAACAACACATTCAGAATAATTTAAGAATTGCAAGTTCATTGAACTACTCGAATTTAATAAAAAAATGTCTAGTTAGCAATAATATGTGGACTGGATGTTTCGGTGTTCAGAGTTTTATTAAACACAGTTTTCTGCTTCATATAATGAATAAGTACAATATTTATAATCTAATACCAGCAGTTAAATGTAGAGAAGATAGATGTTCATTGGAGCGTATTTTTGGTGTCATATTTTATTTAGAATTAAAATTAATGAATCTTTCGGTATTTGGGAAAATGAGACAGTTCGGGTACACATATGAGCAATATATTGAATCACTTAAAAAACCGACTAATTTTAATAATAAAATTATCAAGGTATTCACCGGGAGATAAGTATTTGTATAAAAATAATATGCAGTGAAAAATATTATTTTTATAATATTGGAACAAGGCTATGGTATACCGTGTAAATTATAGTACACTCTTGATTTTATCTTCCAAGCACTGATACCTGGGTTTGTTCATTGATTCTATAAGAATGGACCACGGAGTGCAACTCTGGAAAGCATCCAAGCCCTTTTCGCAAAACAGATTCAATAATGCGGGGCTAAAACCGGACATCATAGACACGTTTTTCTTTGTTGAAAGCGACGGGAACCCACCAGTACTTCGCAAATTCCAGAATAAAATATGCGGTGGTTTAAATGGACTACCGTATAGCCGATTTCCTGCTTCAGCATACATCGATTCGATCGTATCGTACATTGAATCCGTATCCTCTTTTCTAGAACCCCCTGCTTGGTCTATCTGCATATCAGAGAACACGGCCAAAACAAGATTAGATACTTGGTCGGGTGTTAGCTTCTTCTCGATAATTGTATCAAGAATAACACGTAATGCCACGAAAAACCTCGTCGAGAATCCGACTTCACCACGCTGCAGTACTTCAACCATCTCAATAAAATTGTTGCATCCACTCAAATTGTGCCACGTAGGATTCTCGCTGAAAGATAAAACACGCTTTCCCAAGATGGACTTTTCCGCTACGCGAATACCTAATGCAAAGCAGACATTCATTGGGTCACCTTCCATCGATCCGGAAAAATCGCACATCGGAATCATTGCACAAAGAGCACCAGTCTGACTTGCATTATCACGCCATTGTGAATTAAGCAGATCCATTTCGGTTTGCAGATCCGCCGATACGGGATTCTGATAACGCTTTCTATTGATCAAATCAAAGGCTTGGACAGTGAAATGGTCGAGTCCTACCCGCTTGCCCTTGATCTCTAATTCGCCTGCTGCCGCCTGCCGAATACGTGCCTTGAAATTCTCGGCACATTGGATGCGATCCTCCAATTCAGTGCGTTGAGTGCCATCCGATTTCAAGTTCAAAAACGCCTTTTTCTGCTTGGAAATGGTGATGGACGTCGTCTTTGAGTGATCGATCTTCGCCCATTGATTCGCACACTGGTAGATTTGAGTAGTGCCAAGTTCCTTGTTCATACTATTACACAGCTTGCGGAATTCCATCTTGCACTTCTTCTGAGCACGCAACCTGGCATCGGCGGTTTTAGCTGTGGTCAAATAATTAGAAAAATAAGAATAGGCGAGTTGCTCGAAAATCCATCCGAAACGTTTGCACTTTTCTCGTGCGGTCCACTTGGTAGCCAATGATTTCCCAGAATTGTCACCCTTTGTCGAGTCCTTATAAATCTGCGTGTTGATCAATTGAAACGCAAACTGCATTAGTGGATGCTCGGCACTGACACCCTTTGTTTTACAGTAATTGCAGAAATACTTGATATCCTTCCACGACCCATACGGGTGATCGTTATTATCAAAGGTCACGAATTTTTCTAAAGCGTACTCGGCCAATTTTGGATAAAATTCATACCAAACAAGTACCTGCATATACGAGTGAGAATATTCACCCTTTCCCTCCACAATATCACGGGTGTGTCCGATCATTTTATATGCTGTAATTAGAAGCTCTTGATATTCTGCTGCCGATATAGTGTCTGTCTTGAGACCCCCTTGTAGATCGCGAAGAATCTCTCTCAGAACCGACGCAAGAGTTTCAACCCCATCCGCCGTAGTACGTGTTGTCTGAAAACTGAATTGAAGAATTCGCTCACGTACACTATTGGACCAGGCATATTCGACGTGACCTTTCTCGCCAATTTGTTTATTAGTCATATTATCAAGAGCGTTAACAAGTGCTGCCATAGTTACAATGATATATTAGGGTTTGTTTAAGTCATTTTATAACATTTTTTATTGTCTTATTATGTGAGCTTAAAGGTTTCATATATACCCGCTTAGTCTTAGGTTTATCAGATGCATTATTTGAAACATATTTTTCATTTTCGTAAAAAATAATAATCAAGTTGTTTAAATCGTGAAACATTGATATTGTTTTCTCCCAAATAATGTCATCTATATATTTTATCACGGATAAATAAGGAGATATATCGTGATCATTTAATAGAAACTTTCTAACATGCAGCGGCTCTAAATTAAAATTATATTTTAGCATCGTCATAATTGTAAACTTCTTACCCCCTCTATCGTTATTTTTTTTAAGTAATCCAATAATTTCCTCTTTTGAAATTTGATTTTTTGTTTTCATAAAAAGTTTCTCCTCTTTTATATTATCTATTTCGTTTAATTTATTAACATATATGATGGTAATATTGACGCAATTTATATCATCAGTGTAAAAGCTTTCGTAATCTTTATCGACCTTTTCGAATTCGTCGATCCAATCAGTATCTATATTTGACATTTCTTCATTTTCAGAATCATAATTAATCATTATATTAATATCCTATTTTTGAATATATAATCAAACTAATATTCGCAATAAGAATCGTACTCGTCATCAGAATCGTAGTCTTCATCAGAGTTCAATTCGTACCACTTATCATATTCTTCTTTTCCATATAAATTGATATAGTATTCCTTATATCTTTCGATGTTTTCTGTATCAATATTTATGGGTTGCAAACGGTTCATTTCATTCATATCCATATTTTCTACAGTGCTTTTGTCATATTCATATATAATCTTTTTATCAAAATCTCTGCTTATTTTTATCCAACCAGGGTTGAGCTTTCCACGTGATCCAGAATCTGAATGAATAACACTTGGCTTTTTGACAACATCGATAAAATATGTAAATTGTTGCATAGTTGCCTCTTTTTTCTCAATATTCGATTCTAACAAGGGGAAATTAGTATCGTCCATTGTCAATGACTCCTCTGATTTTTTTGTTTTATTTTCGTTATTCTTGTCTATGAAAAAATTTCTAGTATGAGGCACTGAATCATATCTAGTGCTGCTTCTTCTGTTAGAAAAAGTAGTATTTTTCTGATTAGGATTTTCTACCATTATAAACCTCTCATTTACGTCTTCACTCTTGAATGCATTTTTCTTCATTGATTACCTATTAATTATCTTCTTTATTATATATTATAATTACCTTTAAATAATTATAATACTATCCCATAATTACAACTTAAAAGAAATATGTGTTGTATATTTGTCTCCTAACAGCCAACTTACATTTTTAATCCTAACTACAAATATTTAATGCACACGGACAAACCTTATATATATTTACGGGAGACAGCAATCACAAAATGTTTAACATTTCTATTTTTGTATAATATCGATTACTTATGATCGTTATTATATGCGTTAGGTGGGTAAAAAATATAAAGAAAATGTTTATTTATATATAATGAATCAAAATAGGGACAATTTTTTTCAATTTATATTAAATACTTTAATATATAACCAGGATGAATTAAATTTTGATAATTATTTTTATGATTATCCGACCAATAGTAATCAATCAATGGTGAATCAAACATTATATGAAAGGAATCCTATAAGACGCGTTGTTACTGATGAAGAGATCGAAAAATTATCAGCATCAGTTATAAAATATAAAGATGCTATTGATAAGGAGAAAAACATGACTTGTTTAATAACCCACGAAGATTTCGTTGATACGGATGACATAATTCAATTACCGTGTTTGCATTGTTTTACATCTGAAAGTATATTGCATTGGCTGAGAGAAGAATGTTGTCAGTGTCCAGTTTGTAGATATGAATTTGAATCAAAGGAAAAAAATGTGGGTCCATCTATTTCTCAAGATGCCAGTGCCAGTGCCACAGCATATTCAAATGAATATTATAATGCTCCAATTAACGATGCTTTAACTTCTTATTATGCGAATTATTTTTCTGATCCTTTTTACACAAATCCTTTTTATGTTAATTTAATAAGTAATGACATCTATTTTATTAATAATAATGCGGATTTAAACACAAGTGCAACGGTAGACACAAGTGCAACGGTAGACACAAGTGCAACGGTAGACACAAGTGCAACGGTAGACACATCATCAAATGAAATCTAAATATCATCAATATCGACCAATTCTTCTTCGTCGTCCTCTGCAACCATTTTAACTTTCTCTTGCCCCGAGGTTTCCATTAAAGCCTCATATTCTTCTTGATAGTCATTATTTGTAAATTCGATGCCCGAGTCATCGTAGTCGTTATTTTTCACCATTTCTTGTTCAATAAAACTCCAATTCAAGCCGCGGATTTTTTTTAGCTCTTGTTTATCATTATCATTATAAACTTCTAGCAAATCGCACTTTTTCATTTCCTTTTCTGAACCACCTTCTACTGACCACTCGCGAACGCCTACAAGCACCCAAGTTCCAGGAACGAGCATATTGCTTCGTTTTCCTCTCCCTCCTCTGAATTTTCCCCGAATCACACACATTCTTTCCAAACCATCGACGCATTTAACCATACAATTTATACCACCAAGAAGTTTCGATATACTAGCATATATTTCCATATCGTCGAGTGATACGCGGGTCTTCCTCGAATTTGATTCATTAGTAAATTTGCGGGCCATAGATTTGTGGCCACTACCTCCTTTTACGTTTTTAACCATCCTTTGATATGTTATGATAATTATAACAGTTATTATTTATATCAATTTTTTTATTTTATACCTTTATAAATTGTAAAATAACAGTTTAGGAGGTTCCTCAATACGAGAAAAGATTATTCCAAGAGAGCAAATACAAATCTTTTCTTTATACAATATATAATGGGAGAGTCGTGGATACAATTAGTGCAACGCGTTTATAAAGAAGGCAAGGCAAAGAATAATTCGTATCAATACAAGCAAGCAATGGTTGATGCTAAGAAAATGTACAAGCATCACAGAAAAACAGAGGAAACCTCGTCATCATCATCATCATCATCTTCTTCAATGTCTTATCCATCAAAAAAATCTAGAAAATCAAGGCGTCAACACAAAACAAAGAGACATCATAAACATCATAAACATCATAATGGAACTATGAAGCGTCATCATAAGAAACACTAAATAAATCTACTATTTTACACTATTTGTGTTGAAGTGTAGAGAAACAAATAATGCAAGTATTATAATATAAATAGTTTAAATTAATATTATATTATGGAAGCGATTTATGCTATTGATTCTAATAATGGACTCTCTAAAAAGGGTACAATTCCTTGGAAATCTAAAAAAGATATATTATTTTTTATGAATAAAACTGAAAATAATATTGTTATAATGGGGAAAACAACCTTTTTTTCCATACCAAAAGAGCATCGACCCCTAAAAAATAGATTGAATATTGTTTTAACGAGTGATATGCATTTAAATACTACAAATAAAGATTCAAATGTATTATTTACTAAGAACATTAATATTCACCAAGTTATCTTACAAAATAGAAATGAATATTGCGAAAAATATCCATTTTTACATAAAGATTTCAGAATTATGTTTATTGGTGGTAAAACAATATACGAACAATTTATTCCATTATGCGATAAAATTTGGGTAACTCAAATTAAACGTGATTATGATTGCGATTTGTTTATAAATTATGATTATTCAAAAAATTTTTCAGAAGAACTTTACGACGAAGACGATGAACTCAGAATAGTTGAATATAATCGTATTTAGAATTTGTTTATGTCACTTGTTCAAATCTGAGAGAAAAGGGCTGTCCATTCCTCTTCATTGATAGACATAACCATTGTATCAAATTCATCCGACGTATTAACCGCCGTTTCTCGTTTTAAGTGATTTCCCGAAATATTATTCAAGAGAAGACGAGAAAAATCACTGGTAAACGTGTGAGGATATACATTATCATCGAGAGAAGAAACGAAATGCAAAAAAATTATACTTAGACTATAATTGTTCCAAGTATGACTCGTGGAAAGCAGGTCATTTATTATCATTGTTCTTGGTTTGTTTATTAAACGCCGTTGAGAGAAAAGAGCGGCGTCTTTAAACTTGCCTGTAATATATTTACCAAAACCACTTAAAGAAAGCCCATTGTACCAGTGATCGACGACGGTTTCTATATTTGTAAAAGATAGACTATCATAACCGCGTTCAATGATGTAAGATAACAAATGAAATTCTAGCGGTAAATGGAATCGTCTTGGATCATAAATGGAAAAATAGATACTTTTTCTCTCGAAGTCTGCATCATCCAATAGAAAACAAAGATGAAAATTTGTTAATACGGGCAAATTATTCTTTCTAAACAGGATTGATTGAGGGACTATGTTTAAATGCACGATTTTCTTTTCGTCTAATATTTTTACTATATTTATTAGATCCTTGAAACTATGTATTATTTTTGATACATATTTTTTTTTATTCCATAATTTATCTTTTTTTTCAGAGAGAAAATCCGAAAAACTGTCTATATTCTCTCGGCTATCATATTGAAACAGTAAATAGTGTTTTGAATTATCAATCGATTCGCATTTTTCGAAACATTCGTCGTCAATTTCTGCAATTTTGAAATCACGATATTTAATAATTGTATCAAAATGAATAAAATAACGAGGTATTTCTTTAAGTATATCACTTATTTGTATTTCATTTTTTGTGAGAAGTGACGATTCTTTTACTATATGTCGCATTTTTTTCACCTTTTTATGTTCTACAGAATGTTCAAAAAAAAAAGAATGTGTATGTGCCATTGCCATTCCGTGCATTTTAAATATAATATAGTATATTATTCAATTCTATTTTTAGGTATTTATCTTATTTATTTCGTAAATTATGTAATTCGCGAACAATAGAATACCTGTTTTTGTACGTTTTTTTGACCTTGTCCTTGATCAGAACCACATCGTTTATCTGATAATTCACGACAAGTCGTGTGATTTCTTCTCTCAACAATTCTACATTCATTCTACAAAAATCGTCGAAACCGTCCGAGGGTTTAAATGCAACCGTCTTGTCATTTAGACTATTCGTAATATGACGATCCATTGATTCCAATAGATCCCGATGGACACTCATATACTGGCGTCTGTTCTTTGGCTCGGGTCTAACTGCGTCCTTCTTTCTAAAATAATAACGAGCACTTTTAAACATCTTATCTAAAATATCGCCTTCATAATTCAATACGGTTAGCCGCTTGATTTCATCGTCAAGCAACAATTTATTGTCATCTACCCAAGATTTCCACGCGTCCTTGAAGACCTTTCGATCATCGTATTGATGAATTTTCGAAAACTTGTACAACTCGTCCATAAATTCTTTCGTGAATTTATATCTGTAGATTGCCAGATCAATGGCCGTTGTAGCAATTTCGGAATTCATTGTTATTTCGGTTTCTGTATTAGAAGTTGCCATTTATATTGTATAACTTATTTTATACTACGATAAAGCACTTCAATTTTTTTTAGTATTCAATTATAATATACCTGAATTTTACATATAAATTAAAAATTGATTTAATAATATTGATATTAATTAGTATTATTAAATAATGGCGGATACAACAATCAATGTATCGTTAGATTGGTCATCTTTGTCTGTACCTGTTACAGAAAATATTATAAATTATCCACCAGAAATTCAACAATCGATTTTCAACTACTTGTCTCAATTAGATGGTATTCAACAAAAAGCATATTTAATAGCAAAAGACCACCTTGGAAGTTCGTTTCATATTCTTCGAAGCACCGGATATATAGAATGGTCAAAAAAATAAATTAGTATTTTCTGGGTCTTTTATGTTTTGTTCTTCTTATTTTACATTTGTTGGTATTAAAAAACATTTTTTTTGATTTATCACATCTTTTTAATGTGGACAATGTTCTTTTTGCTCTTTTACCACCTAGTTGTGGCACTTGCAGTTGTGGCCCTTGCAGTTGTGGCACTTGCAGTTGTGGCCCTTGCAGTTGTGGCATTTTTTTTGGTACAACAGCGTGAATTCTTGATCTAACCTCCTTTTTAAACTGTTCTATCATTTCCATATTAGTTGCGTAAAAGTTTTTTGCGGCTAATGCATATTCGCCAACAAAGGGTGCCAAGGAAGCCACAACTATACCAAGATTTACCTTATTTTTGTACGCTACAGATATAATCATTTCCTTTACGATGGATGGATTCAAACCGCGAAAGTCTTTTATATCATTATCTGTAAACCCAAGTCTTTTTAATAATGCGTTAACATTTATATATGGACCAATCGCTGAAGCTAATGCATCATTCAAACTCGACACACTACTCGATAAATATGATAACACGCCGCTACCCTTTTCTTTTATTGATGGAACTACAATTGATGGAACTACAGCATTTTGCATTGTTTGTGAAACTTTGGATGCTTGGTTTGTGGCACCTTTTAATGCATCAGATGCTTTGTTTGATGCATCGGATGCTTGGTTTGTTTCTGATTTAATTGATTGTGTGGTGGATGTCTGCATCTATTATAATAACTTCAGCTTTTATTTTCACCCATCATTTTCTTAAATTCGGCAAAAGTTAGTTTGTAATTCTTATCAACCACTGTACGTTCAACCTTCTTCAAAAATGAGAAATTCGTCATTCTTCCCTGATACGAGTAGCGGTTCGCTCTTTCTTTCAAAATAATATCATCATCTTCTTTCACATTAATTGCACTATTTTTTGGCATACCTATTGATTTTTTAGGATCTGATATCACAGATTTAATATTGTTATTATCTCTATTGTAACTCTTCATCTTAGCAAAAACACTTTTCTTAGGGACGTCATCCTTCTTTTCTTCACTATTATATTCTCTAGTTGCCTCTTCATGTAATTCTTCCTTCTTACGTTTATCTTCTTGTATTTTTGCCTTTGCCGTTTCAATTTCTTCATACATATCTACAAAAATTCGCCTACAATCGTTCATTATTGTATATTTTCTTCCAACAACTTCCAAGAATCGATACGGTATAATATGGTCAGCATAGTACTCAAATGTATCACGATTATTATTCCAAAACATTATAACATTACCCTGTGGCGTATTTTCCATAACAAAACTGTCCTTCAAGCTCTGTAATTTATCATCCGTTAATTCCTTATCTTCAACTGATTTCAGTCTTTCAAGATATTTTTCTTCAAATTTTACTGGTTCTCGAGTCTCCTTTTGTTCGTCGGTTGTAACTTCGACGATTTTCTCTGAAATAAAAAATGCCTTTAAATGTTTCCATAAAAGTAAACTCATACAACTCTTTTCTCCTGAAAAAATAAAATATAAGAACATAGAAAATAACACAAAATTAGGTGCAGTTACAATATTCATCAATTATAATAAATAATATATCTAAAATATGTTTAAATAGTTTTACACAGTGATCAATTACATTCAATCTCTTTCTTTCGCAATTGAAATAATTCTGCGATTTCATTTGATAAATCAGCACATTTTATCAAATCATACGTCTTTCTAGGATTATTCGGATGAAGTCTGACCAAATACAAATCTGTCACCTTTTTGCCATATTTCTCTTCCAAAATGGCTTTGTATGTATTCAACTGCAGAGAATAATGCCAAAAATTCGTATTCGGTAAATGATTCACACACTCTGTAATAGCAGACTCCTTGAATCCATTCACCTTGGTTATTTCCTTTGATCTTTTCCAATCATAAATGGCGAGAGAACCATCTGGGTTCTCGTATACCATATCAATTGAACCGGCTAATTTCAAATCATCGTGAAAGATCATCCATTCTGTTCTATACGGCTTTAAATCGGGAAAATCTCTCACAAATTTCAAAAAGAATCCCCATTCATCCGATGTATTCGGTGGCAGAATACCTTGTTTAATCTCATCTTCGTAGATTTCGACAAGTTCAAAGTGTGTATAATAATAAGGCTTATCATCTTGATCGACTAGATCCTGATTCATAAAACATTCAATGTCGAAATGAAGGTCTGTGCCTGCACCACTAACGGCAGCTCCATTGTCGACCCATTGTTTCTTTATTTGTTCGGCTGCGAGCCCCCAATATTTGTTATCGGGATTCCAGTTTTTACCCTTCATCATTTTTTTGATAATTTTATCGGCATCAAAATGCGGGAAATGACTGTGATTCCAAGTGGTAACACTTGTGTATTTTGAAAGGGGGTCCGACAAAATAGTATATTTGTGAGTAGGTTCATCGAAAACGAGTTGCTTATCTCGATGGTGTAAATTTCTAGTCGAGAGAATTTGATGTAAAACGGATTGTGACATTATTAAATAAGTTGAATTATTTAAATCAAATTATTTATATTCAATTTTTATTATTATGTCGGTACATTCCACCAAATAATTGCAATACCTTGAATCCTATATGGAGTAGCATTATTTCAAATTAATATGGCATTTAAACATTGACAAGGTCTGGCCATTATTAATATTTATAATGATATTAATTTATCATTTTTTCTAATGTTTCAACTCGTTTCTTTAAATCCTTTATTTCTTTTGTTAAAATAGCAATTAATCCTTGATAATTTAATGATTGATAATCATTACCATCCTTTTCTCCCGTTACTAAATGAGGATATAATTCTTGAACTTCGTGTGCTATAAAACCTGTATCATTTTTTCCTGATAATCTATTTTTATAGATAACGGGATTTAAATTATCGACCAAAAAGGATTCATCAAGGAACTTGACATCTTCTTTAACACGATAATCTGATATTGTTGTGAAAGAAGATGCTGTTACAGCACCTCCTATAATCGTAGTTAGAGTACCGGTTGAAATTGGATATAATGTCGTATTTATAATTATTATTACAACACCCGAAGCACCTTTATTTCCTGGAATACTACTATCTCCATAAAAGGATGCACCCCCTCCCCCACCACCATATGTAGTTAAATTACTATTTGAAGCATTACTTCCGCCTGGACCCCCACCAGGATATGCACCACCTTGTGTACCCAATACATAATTTCCACCCCCACCACCTCCATTACCTAAATAATATGTAACACCATTTTCAGCCGTAAACCCATTATAACTAGATGCACCACCGTGACCACCGTTATTATTAGTTCCCGTACCTCCTGTTCCACCACCGTTTCCACCAATTGCGTTTAATCCACCAAAACCACCATTTGCAGTAATGCCATTAAAACTACTTGATGTTCCACTGTCACCAGTAGCACCACTAACAGTAGAACCTTCACCACCAGCACCAACAGTAATGCTATAAGTATTTGTAGAAACTTGTATAGAATATAATGTATTTGAAGAAATATAACCACCTCCACCTCCTCCACCACCCATACCTCTATTACAAGCACCTCCGCCTCCGCCACCAACTATAATATAATTGATATTTATTGAAGAAAAACTACCTGACATAAACGTAATTGTACCTGACTGAGTAAAAGTATACGTCCGGTATGAATTAGAATTATATACATTATTTTGCATATATGGACTACCCCCGGTAGATATTTCGATTCCGCTTGCTCCAACTGTTAATTGATCATTTACATATAAATTATTAATGCTATTAAATGAAAAATCCCCATCTACGGTAAGATTCCCGGTTACAGTTACATTCTTATTAAAACTAGCATCCCCAACCACTTGTAATGCAGAATCTAGTTTGGTTGTACCTGTAACTTCCAAATTTGAGTTAAAAGAAGCATCTCCAATCACTAATAATGTAGAATCTAGGGTTGTTGTACCCGTAACCTCCAAATCTGTATATGATATTGTTCCATTTACATTAAGATTCCCGCCTAGTGATAGATTACTATTC